CTGCACTTGAAGGGGTATTAGCACTCATTAAGTAAGAAATTGATTTGTTAAAAATGTAACCACAAGGATAACTCCTAATGCTATTAATTGTGGTGTTAGGAGTTATTCTCTTAATGATGCTAATGTTATGTGACAAGTGGGCGTGCAACCTCCTGCCCCACCGGGGAGCGAGGCCGCAGGCCGAGCCATACAAGTTGCACCATTATTATTATTAATCGTCATATAACAATAAATACGATTAGTATTATGATAAAGAAAATATGGAATAAAATAACTACTTTTTTAAGTGGTTATTATTCAGAACATAAAGACGATATTATTATTGGTTTCGTCATTGCTACTGTCGTAGGTATTTTATTTAAGGCTACTGTTGCTACTTGGTTTATGAGTTTATGGATTACATTAGCTTATCAAATCATTACTTGTGGTATTCAAGCTGCAAGAAAGAAAGCAATAACTGGTCTTAAAATTCATCCTATTATTATTAACTTTGTAGTTGGAGTATTTATTTCGTTATTGTTCTTGGTATGGCAGTAATTAATCTTCGAAATGTTGTAGCGCTCGGTGTACTTGAAGATGGTGTATATCCAAGTGTTTATAATGGCCAAACCGGAGAATATATTGGTACAGTAGATGGTGAAGGTGCTGGTGTTAAAACAGTTCCTACATTATATATGTACTATCGAAAGAATGGCCACCTATATTTATATAGGACAAAGGAGAGGATTGAAATAGACTTAACTAATGTAACTGCTTACGATAATAGTGCTCTATTTAAGCTAACTGAAAAATCTGATATTAGTTCTGCAAAGATTACTGAGTTTGAATCTCGAAATATTAATGTAGGACATTATGAATATAAAGTTCCGTGGGTTAAATCAACTCAACAATATCTTTATATACTTGTACCGATTGTTCGTTCTATACATACAATTACAGTACAAGGTATCATAAGTAATCAGATATTCACTCTTACTGGTATTTATGTTCACGAGGGTAAATCTTGGTGGATTTATCGAACGAATGTAAAGACCAATTTTGATTTTAATGATGCTGTTAATGAGATTCTTGATGTTCAAGTATATGTTCGTGAGCTTACAGCTGAGGACTTAAATCCTGTTGAACAACTTACAAAACTTTTATTTGAACATATTAATAATAAGTTTAATCCTCATGAGGTAACAAAAGAACAAGTTGGTCTTGGCAATGTTGATAACACTGCCGATATAGATAAACCTGTATCTCGACCTCAAAAAGAGTATATTAATGCTCTTGAAAATAGGGTTAGAGGTTGGTTCAAACAGTTGAATGTTTGGATTAACAATCATGTTACAGAAGTTAATAAGAAGTTTCAAGATGTTTGGGCTGCTATAAACAAGAAACTTGATAAAGAAGATTACGAAAATGACAAAGATAATTTCAATGCTCATATTCGTAATTATGATAATCCTCATAGAGTTACTGCTGCACAAGTTGGTTTACCAACAGCCGCAAGTGATATTGAGAAATTAAAACAAAAAGCTCAAGAACTTCAAGGTTTGCTTATTAATAAGCAAGATAAAACTTCTGAAGAACTTGTTACTGATAACAAACGTATTGTAGATGCTATTAATGAGATTTATGATATTGTTGTAGAACATAATAATCATGTTCGTAGCAACAGTATTAATCAAATTGAAGTTACAAGTGAGATTCCTACTACGTTTGAAGATGGTACACTTTGGATTCGTATTCCTCGAAATGAAGAAGATTATATAACAATTAAGATTGAAGCTGTTCCGGTTGATTCTACTATACGAATGATTAATTCGGAAGGTAAAGAATCAGCAGGTATTGGTAGTGCAAGTCTTGAATGTTTAATTCAAAGTCGTTTACATTATATTGTAGAAAAAGAGAATTACATTACAAAAGATGTTTATGTCGATGTAGGTGTTGAAGATACGACAATTAATGTTGTTCTTACACCTAAGACTAAAAAGACATTAACTGTAAATGCAACTCCTGATAATGCTTTAATTATATTTACTGATAAACCTTCTAATGTAGTTATTGCTCAAGGTACTGGTACTCTTACATATGAAACTTATGACCCGCGTGATATTTTAATTCAAATTGGTGCAAGTGGATATGAAACTTACGAAGAGCGTATTACGTTAGATGAGAATATAATTCGTGATATTACTCTTACAGCTTTACCAGTTGAACAAGGTGCTGTAAGTCTTACGGTAGTCGATAGCGAAACAAAGGCCAAAATAGCCGCATACGTCTATGATAAGGACACGGGTGGTATATTAGGTCAAGTCACAAAAGATACGCCGCTACAACTCACCGGAGATATTAATACGAGCCGAATTTTAAGGTTTGTTTCGTCGGGTTATATAGAGGTTGAACAACTGGTAACTTATGCAATTCCTACCGCAGAAGTTACTGTTGAAATGGATAAAGTTCCAGTTCAATCTGGTACTATCTATGCAACTGCTGTAAATACTGAATCTACTGCTTTAGACGGTGTTACGTTTGAGTATAAACTCAGTACTGAAAGTGATTGGAAACCTCTCAATAATGATGAATCGACTGCTGGTAAATCTGAGGCTGTTACAGCTCCAGTTGGAACAAGTGTTGATTTCCGAGCTTCTAAAACTGATTATATAACTAACACTGGAACTGGTACGATTAATTCTACTGGTGAACATAGTGTTATTATTGTACTTGAAGAGGTTCCGCCTGAACCTACTACTAAACAATATTATATTCATGCTGTAACCGAAGAATCTGTTAATATCACAACCGATGTTCATGGTTATTTATGGAATAATAATAATTGGGTTGAACAAACTTTGCAAGGTGGAGCAATGGGATTTACTTATAATGGTGAACCCGGAACTTCTATTCGTGTTAAGTTTACTGCTACCGGATACAACGATACTGAAAAAGATATTGTTTTAGAAGATGGTAGTACAGAACCGATTGATGTTAAAGTCGTAATGACAGAGGAAACTCCTCCTCAACCTACAACTAAGGAATATTTTGTATTCGCTGTTACTGAAAAGAACGCATCAGTTGAAACAGTTACTGCTGCTTCTGTATTAGTTGATGGTGAATGGATGCCTCAAGATTTACGAACTGTTTTAGCAAGTATCGGATTTAACTATACTGCTATACCGGGAACTGTTATTAAAGTCAAATTTGTTGCTACTGGATTTATTACTGAAGAAATTGATGTTACTCTTCAAACTGAAAGTGATGAATCTTTAATCGTACCTGTTACTCTTCGTTTTGAGGACGGTATTGATTATATGCAAATCGAAGGTGACGGTACTAAATATCCTATATTTAGGGTTGATAATGTCGAATCTAATTAACGGTTTAATGATATGAAAGAATCAGTAATTCGCAAAGTATTTTGTGCCTTAAACTGGCCTCCGAAAACTGGTGCTTTTCAGAAGTTAATTACTTTTGTAGTTGAAGGTTTAGCCACTAAGGCTGAATCTTCAACTGTTCAAGACTTACAAACAAAAGTAGAAACTTTTGAAGGTACTGTTAATACATTACAAGAAACTGTTACTACTTTAAGTGGTAAAGTTAATACATTAGAGAATAATTATACTTCTTTGGAAAGTCGTGTGACTGCTCTTGAAACACCACAAAGTTAATAAAATTCTACAACTATGGCACAACTTAATCTTCTTGAACGAGCTACGGAAGCTGTCGTAATGCTTAATGGTAATCGTCGGCAGGTTCTTGATATGTGGCTTAATGGTAAAAAAGTTTGGCCAATAGATGAACCTGTTGTAGAATTAGCTGTTGATAAAACTCTTGTTATTCTAAATAAAGATAATAATTATCATGATACCATAACTGTTTTCGCAAGTGATACAGCTGAATGGGAATTTGGTAATTAGTTTGTTATTATAGTTAATCGACCAAAAAAAAAAAACAAATGGCAACTATTCCGAGTTATTTATCATGGGTTCCTAAAACTGGTACTGGAAATGCACAGATTAAGATTAATTCTGTGAGTCCTTATACTGGTCGTGCCGATAGAAGCACTAAAGTTCCCGGTAAGATTGTTGGAAAGTCTAACGCAGTTACAGTCACGGTTCTTGAAAAGGCTGCTGACGAATTTATTACTCCCGATGGTTTAACTATTAATGTTGCTAAAGGTGGTGAAACAATTCATGTAACTGGTAAGTCTAACTCGAAACTTCTTACATTTACATGGAAAACTAACTTCGGTATTGCAAATGTAACATCATTTAAGGTTAATGGTAGTACAACTGCTACGTCTGGTACTGCTATTACTGGTGACCCCGGTGCTACTGGAGAATATACTTATGATGTTACTGTTGTTGTACCGAAGAATGAAACTATTAAAGCTCGTTCTGCAACTCTTGAAATCAAGGGTGAAGGTGCGAGTGTTGTTAAAACTATTACTATTACTCAGGCTCTTGGTGACAGCTATCTGTATCTTAATTCGCAGGGTACAACTACCGCAACTGTTACTATTCCGAAGGGTGGTGGTGAGCAGACTCTGAGTGTTCTGTCTAATGACGAATGGACATTCGAACCTGCTGAATAAATTAATTAATCATTTATGAGTGTTATCACTAATAAATGGAATGACGGGAGTGGAGATTCAATTAATATTGAATCTCCCTCTTTTCAAGGAAATCAGACTGTTCAAAAGGGTACTTCTAAAAGAAGTATGAAGTTTATTGGAAAGTGTAAAAAAGATTCCAGTAAACAAGTTATTCTTACTGTTGAACAAGAAGCATCTACTTATACATATGATTTAACGTTAAATAGTGATAATACTGAAATTGCCGCAAAAGGTGGAACTGCAAATATTACAGCTGTACTTAAAACATATCGTAATGGTAATTTAGTTAGTACAGATAATGTTACACCAGTTCTATCAGGAAGTGCTACTGGATTTTCTATATCTGGTACTAAGGTTACTGCAAGCAATCGAACTACAACTGTTGGTAGTAGGAGAAGTATTGTTGTAACTGGTAAATATTCAAATACATTTGATGGTCAAACAGTATCATCAACTATTACTATTTATCAAGAAGCCAATGAGGCTTCTTATGGTGCTTTAACAGGTGGTTCTGTTTTAGCATCTGATATTCCTGCAAGTGGTGGAACTTCTTCGACCAGTATTTCTAATATGTCGCAAACAATTAGTTATACATCTGGTTCGATTCGTGCTGGTACAGTTACTTATTCAAAAACAAGTGAAATTACAGTTTCTTCTCTTGGAACCACAGTTAAGGCAAGAACTAAGGTTGGACAAGTTACTGTAACTTATACTGGTGAGGGTGGTGCAATTGCCAATAAAACCGTTGATATTTATCAAGCTGAAAATAAAGTAACTAATAGCAATTACAATCCTCGAATTACTGCTTACGGAACTCCTACTATAAGTATCGGTAGTGGTTTGATAGCAGCTGGTGGTTCTGCGAGTGTAAGTGCTTCTGTTACTAATACTGAAACTTATAATACTTTGTATAGTTCGGGTGCTACTGGCCCAAATCAAACACGAAGCGTTGGTGGTAGTTTATCAATTTCTATGACTGTTAATGGTAATAGTAGATTCAGTTTATCTGGAAATACGATTACTCATAGTAGTATGGGAACTAATGAAACTACTGATACTATTACTATAAAAGCTGTAAATGACGGAGATAGTTCTAAATCAGCTACGGCTTCTAAAAGTATAACAAACAGTAAAACTGTTAAATCTACTTCTGGTGGTATTTATACATATGGTGATGTAATAGCTGGTACAGTAATAAATGGTATTATTCCTGCAAGTGGTGGTTCTGCTACTGCTACAGCTGGAAATGGTACTCAAAGTTGGAACAAATCTGCTACTATTACTACTTACCAATATGATTCTGGTTCTACAAAAGATGTTACAACTGAAAATGCTTCAAGTGGTGTAGATGAGGTTGTACCAAATGTTGCATATATTGAAGCTACTGCATCTTCAAAAGGAGCTACTGTTTCTTCTCAAACTATTGTAAAGAATCAATTGGTTATTTGGTCAGCTAATGGTAAATCTGCAATTAAAGTAATGTATATTTATCAAGCGGCCAATGAAATTGTTTCTTATAATTACACAGAATGGGAAATTGTTCTTAGAGCTAATCCTACAACAATTCCAGCATCTGGTGGAACTTCACAACTTACAAATAGTGCTATACGATATAGAATACCTGTTTATACATCAGGTGCTACTGGAAGTAGTACTACTATATCTTCAATTCCTTCATTGAGTATTAGTGGAGATGGATTTACATTAGCTAATAATATTGTTACAGCATCTAAAAACAATGTTGGAGCTCGAAGTTGTACAGTAACAGCATCAAGAGAAGAAGCTGTTTCACAAACTATTACTATTACTCAATCAGCTGGGCCTAATGGTATTGGTTATATGCAGATTCAAGGTAATGGTGTTGACCACTATATTTTCCAAATTGGTCGTACACCAAATACTCGTTCTAATGATGTTCAAACTTTATCAGAAGAACCTGCTGAAGTTGCAACAGAAACTAAATCTGAAAGTTTGTTTGCTAAAATTAAACGTATTGTTACTAATCTTAATTAATCAAATATGACAATAGCTCAAATCAAAGCACTATTTAAAACTGGTGCTATTCCGACTCAAAGTGATTTTGAAAGTCTTATAGATAAAATTCCTAATGACGAAGGGGGGGGGAGATATTGATTTAAGTAATCCTGCTACACCTTATTTAAATGGTATTAGAATTATTATTGATGGTAGTGAATCTTGTACTTATATAGCTATTATTGCTACAAAAGATATCGATGCAGAACAGTTCACTATACCCGTAGCTTTTAGAAGTTATACAACAGATATAGGTGATGAAGCTTTCTTATTTCAAGCATCTTATGGTGATCAAACGGAACAATTTGTACTTAGTGATATTAATGATTCTAATATACTTAAAGGAATACTTGAAGGTCGTGATTGGGTTTCTATACCATTAAAAGAACAAAAAGTTCTCGAACCTTATATTGTTAATCTTAACAATGAAAAATATTATGTTATTAATCGTGTTAATCAAAACAACTATATTCGTTGTACAACTATTCAACTGTTACATAGTTCAGAGTCATCTCTTTATTATGTTAAAGCATGGGATATATTAACACAGGGTGATTGGGTTAAACTTAAAAATGCTATTGAAAATAATACGATTAGTTCTGATACTACACCTTTAACAAATTTTATAAATCTTAGATGTAAACGAGCTTAATCATGTCGATTAATAATTGTATTAATCGGCATTAATACAATTAGATTATGGCAACTAAAAGTCAACTTAAACAATATTTTGAAACAGGTAAAATACCTACACAAGCTCAGTTTGGTGAGCTTATCGATTTTGTTCAACCTTTAATTAGTGATAATGTAAGTGATAGACCAAATCAAACTTTATTGTTTGGTGGTGATACTCCTAATCCAATTATCAATGGGCTACGTATCATTCATTATTACGAAAATAATGATACTATTTATAACTATTGGATTTTTACAAATGAGGCTGGTGGAAATAATCTGTCTGGTATAAGTATTCCAATGTTTGTTATTAAGCGTATCAGTAGTGAAGAACCAAATCTTTCACTGGATATGCCTAATTTAGAATATGCTATTCCTACAAAAGAACAATTAACTAATTGGGTTCAACAAGGTTATGATTGCGATACTGCTGATGTTGA